ATTTCTTAATAGTTACATTAGTGCTTTCAGTATAATATTTATCATCAAGATTAATATTATTGTCTTTTATCCATTTTCCATACTTCGCTGTTTTGCTTGTGCTTACTGTAATTTTATAATCACCAACAACCGTGCTTTCTTTATATAGTCCTTTTATGTAATCAGTTATCTCATCTTTTTGTTTTGTAAATTCTTTAATTTGTAACTCAATTTGTTCTCTTGCATCCAATAATTGTATAATGTTATTATCATTTTTATTTTTTTCTATCTCGTCCATTTTATTTAAGTATTTTATACATATGCCTAACCAAGTGCTTTTATCCATAATTTCATTACAATCAATTTTAATTAAATTTAACTCTTTACTTTTTATGTTATATAATAATATATAACATATCGGATCAGTAGCAAGCGTATAGTATTGATGTATTACTTGGTATTGATAATATTTAATCATTTCATCATATTTATCTTTATTTTTACTAGTAGTTTTAATCTCAACTGAAACATTGTTTTGTTGGTCGTAACAATCTAAACTTGCCATTATTCTATTGTCATACCAATAAGTTATAATATCTTGAGTACCTTTTATATCTAATGTTTTAAGATAATTCAAAATTATCGGTTCAAATTCTTTACCTTTTAATGTGAAATAGTTATCTTCCATCACTTTATTATTTAATTTGTCGTTTATTGATAATTCTACACTTGTATTAAATATATTAGCACTATAACCAAGACTACTACACATAAGAGCAAAATCACTCGCTCCTATGCGTGTGCGTCTGTAGTCGTGCCATTCTTGACTACCTTGTATCATAATTTATCCTTTCATTATTTTAGTTTGAATTTTTACTATCGTGTTTTTCATTTTTTCAATGTTATTATCATTTATATAATTTCTATATGTTATTAATTCAGCTTCACTAAATAATGCTTTATTATCTTTTACTAATTCAACAAATTGCTTTTCTATTTTATCCTCTTCTATAATTTTTTTAATTTTATCATTTTCTATAATTTTTTTATAATCAACATTATTTTTTATATCAATTTGATTATTATTTATAACATTTGTTTTTACAGATGCCTCATTACCGTCATCATCAATGCCAGATGCCAATCCCATTATACTTAATAAACCATACCTTTGAGCATAAGTTATTGCACTTCCCATTTTTTGCATGTCAATGGTGTTTATTAATTTAATCTCAGTTTTAAAAAAAGCATCTGATAATACATCTTCAATAATAGTTATTAATTTATCATCTTGCAATTCTGTTCTATAAATTAGTTTATTTTCTTGTAAGTGTGGTAATATTTGTTCTAAAGCATGTGGTAAAGTTGTGTAATCACTTTTATAATGAGGGTTTTTCCCATCTTTCTCAATTTTCTTAATTTTTGATTGAGCAATTAAAAATCTTTCTTTGAATGTTTTTTTTTCTTCCATTTTTATATCCTTATAAAATTAAATTAAATCTTTATACACTAATGACCAAAAATCATCATCATGCACAACTTTATTTTTTATCTCACAATTTAATATATAATTTGTGTGTACATCATTAATAATCACATCTTCTATATTAAATTTTAATTTCACAGCAGTATTTTTGTCCACATTTTCAATAAGTATCAATTCTTGTTTATTTATTAATTTAATCAATATTTTATCAATCAATAAATTATAATAAAATTTATAATCAAAATCCCACACGTTTTTTACATAATCCATTAATTTATCACTGTTTTTTATTTCACAACTAATTATTGTGTTATCTTTATAATACATTTTAATCACCTTTAAAAGGCTATATTAAATATAGCCTGTTATTTAAATATTATTACTATAATAATCGTCCATGTATTCTTGATATTGTTCTCGTAACACATCTTCATATGCGTCTCGTTCTTCTTTTAATGTTTCAATCATTGCTAATTGCTCTTCAGTAAATTCGTCTTCATCGGGCGGGTCAAAATTGTCAGGTTCTTTAAATTTTGTATTTAAATATGAATAACTTTGAATATAACTCATTTTTTATCACCTTTTAAAATTGTTAAATTACACAAGCAAGACTACTATTTCTAATAGTCTTTATATATAATCTAAATTCCTCATGGCTACCAACCCATAAATGCGGTATTTTCTGAGTTTTCCCAAATTGTTAAAGACCTTGTTATTTCTAACCTTTTATACTGTATTATATCACAACTTGCTAACATATGTCAACTATTTTTGTAAGAATAAGTTATATTTTTTATTAAATAATTAATAAATTACTGTAATAACTTAATATTTTTTTATAAATTAATTATGATATTATATTAAATATAACAGTAGCCCCGCCGTTTTGTTTTGGTTCACCGTATCTGACATGTAATTCTTTAACTTGTTTATCATCTTGATACACAATTCCAATCAAGCTGTCAAGTATACATTTTAGTGAATTATCTAAATCAATAATTTTTGTGTAACTTGTCCCATTTTTCTTGAGTTTAGCATGAATAGTTATATCTAAACTAATATCATCAAGCGTCGGTTGATATTTTAAATTAGTAAATCTAACTGTTTCTTTGAATAATTTACCTTCTTTAGACAAAGTTGTAATATTTCGAAAAACTCTATAGTATCTATTCGTAGATACTGGGTATGGGGTTATTATTTTATTATCCATTATTTATCCTTTCTATTTTGTTGTAATATTATAACATAAAATGCTATTATATTATAATATGGTACTTGACAAAATTGTTATTTTATGATATAATACTATTAGATAATTTAAGATTGACTACCACCAGCCTTAAGTTATTTTATAACTGATAAGCCTTTATTAAATACTACGTGTGGTAGCGATGTATTTGTAGAGGCTTTTTTTATATCTATAATATTGTGTAAAGGAGTTATAAATATGGATAATAAAAAATATTATTGGTTAAAATTAAAAGATAATTTCTTTGATACTGAAGACTTAATCTTATTAGAAAGTATGCCAGATGGGATTATTTATTCTAACATTTTACTTAAATTATACTTAAAATCAATTAAAAACGAAGGTAAATTAATGTATAAAGATAGGATGCCGTATAATCCGATTATGTTGGCACAGTTGGTTAGACAACCAGTTGGGGTAGTTGAAAAGGCATTGAAAATATTTCAAGATATGGGATTGATTGATGTATTAGACAGTGGTGCTATTTACATGCTTGACATACAAAATTTTATTGGGAAAAGTAGCACGGAAGCAGACAGGATAAGGGATTACAGAGAAAAGATAAAGCAAGAAGGGTGTACAAATGTACGTACAAATGTACACCAGAGATTAGAGAATAGAGATAAGAGTATAGAGAATAGAGATAAAGAAAAAAATAATAAAAAAGAAAAGAGCAAATCAAACGCTGACGCATTTGATTATTCATCATTTGACAATGATGAGAGTTTGTGTGTTAATAACGAAGCGGATCAAATTATAGAGTATTACTATACGAAAAGATTGAATATACAACCAAGCTATAAAAAAATTAGTAAAAATACAAAAATATATAAGAAACATGTTACTGTAATTAATAAAATCTTAAAAGAATACACAAATGACGATATTAAAAAAGTCATGAGTTATATATTATCTAGTAAATGGCACATAGAAAATAATTATATTGACTTAAGTAACATTTTAAACAATAAATTTGATGAAAAGTTTGAAAGATGTAGCAATGAAAATAAAGGATTTATTAACAAAGAAAGCAAAGAAAATAAAACTACACATTCTACTTTTAAGAATGTAGAAAGAACTGGACCGATTGTAGTAGAAGATTGGTAATTAAAATATAAATATCATTTAAATGGGTGCTATGGGGTCTACATTCAAATAAAAAACAAAATATGATAAATGATAAGGATTAATAATTAAAATTGATTGTAGGTGCTTTAAAATGCAAAATAACTATATTTAATAAAAAGGTAATAAAAAATGAATATAAACACTAAACTAGAAGAATTAATAACTAATAAACCATCTTTTATAACTAACTGCGACACACATGGTAACGGTGTAATATCATACGCAAATGGTAAATGTATTGCATGTGAAGAAAGTGTTAAGCGAACTAAAATTGAGAAAGATGTTATTAAGTACAAACAAGAATTAATCAATTTAGCAAATATTCCTCTTCGCTATCAAAATAGTAATTTTGATAATTACAAAGAAGAAATTCAAGGGTGTAAAGAAATTAAAGAATTAATTCTTAACAAATATGATAAAAAACAAAATTTGATAATAGCAGGAAACACGGGAACTGGAAAAACGCATCTCGCTATAGCATTACTCAAGAAGCTTATAACTGAGCATGAATTAGATATAAACACAAGAATAACAAAACTAGGTTATTATATGAAGTACTACAACTTAGCATCTTTGAAAATAGAAAATAGTAAATTATTCAATGAAGTGATTAATTGTAGATATTTAGTTATAGACGAGTTTGGTGCTAATGACAGTGATTTTAAAGAACGAATTTTGTTTGAAATTATAGACGCTAGATATGATAATTATTTATCTACTATTTTACTTACAAATGCGACTGTTAAAGAATTCAAAAGCAAATTAACAGACATGACTTATTCACGAATTAGACAAAATGCTTTATTGTTAGAACCTAAACACCAAGATTACAGGATTAATAATCCAGAGTAGTTATAAGCACCATCTAAAATCAATTTTAATGGGGTGCTATTCAAATAAAAAATAAAATATGATAAATCATAAGCAAGTTATAATAAAGTTTGTTATAACTTGATTACAACACATTTAAATAAAACGTGACAAATTGTCACAGTTTAATATTTTTTGTTATTTTGTTATTGACATTTAGTTAGAAGTTATGATATAATATATTTGATACAAAAAGGTTTTGTATTGAATAGTTTTTATAGTAGAAAACTAAAGATGGGTCATAATTAACAACTCAGTTTACTCAATTGCTGAGTTGTTAATTCTTCTTAATTACATTCGCAATGCTCACACTTTGAACAATATAACTCTCTGCATTCTTCGCAAGTTATAAATTTTATGTGACAGTTTGAACAATTATTATAATATTTTTTATATTTATTATACTCAGCACCCGAATATAATATGTCTTCTGTATTATCCATTTTTTATTCTCCAAAATTAAATAAAATTGTGTTATCAGCCTGCGTCCCGCATTTAATTTTTTTACCTGTATTTTGTATTTCGTGATTGATTGAATTAATTAGATAATTTTGATTAATAAGACTAAAATCATCACACTTAAATTTATAGTTAAGTAAATATAATTGTAGTAAATTCATAATTAATCACCTTTTAAAATTGTTATAACTGACTACTTAGTAGTCAGCATTGTTAAATTAATCCCATATACTCAAAGTCTTCTATTGAAACATCAATTCCCTCACTTTCAACTTCATTACCGTCATCATCATAATACACATCATTATAAATTTCTTGTATAATTTTTGATATTCTAAACTTAAAATTATATGAACAAACACTTGTGTAAATAACATTGTCTTCAACTTGAACTTCAAAATTATAACTAAACGTAGCACCTAATTTTTTATCTTGTTGACTATCTAAAAAAGCACTGCAAATTTGAGTATACCAATATTCTAAATCGTCTTCTTCTTCTAAATAATAACCACCTCTTTGATTATGCTTTTTTAGTAACAAATTACAATCATCAACTAATTTTTCTATATTTTTTATCATTTTTATCACCTTAAAAAATTGTTATTTGTTAAGGACATAAATATTTAATTTTATAACAAGCTGTTTCAACATCTTGTTCACCTGTTTCATTATCAGTTATATATTCAATTTCAATTAATTCAAAATAAAATTTTCTAATTTTTTTATTACCGTTTTGATAACTAACTTCTTCAACAAAAAAAGTTTCACCAATTTCATCAAGTTGTGAATTATTAAATTTTAACCAAATTTCATCGATTAAGTTTTCAACATCTTTTTTAGTATAATGCATTCTAAACGAATCTTCGCGAGCTGCTATATATTTGCCTATTTTTATTATTTTATCCATTTTAATCACCTTTAAAAAATTGTTATTTATTAAGAAACTTTTTTAACTTCATAACAATATTATATCACAATTGCTAACATATGTCAACTATTTTTGCTGTAAAATGTAAAATAATTGTATATTTATTGTAAATTATTGATTTTACTTGAGTATTTTGTGTAGTATATTGTAATTTTTTTATTTTGATTTGCTTTACATAATTTTACATAACTTTACATCTTTACACTTCAAAACGCAAGCCATATAACGATTATCTTTTTTTTGTAAATATTATTAATAAAAAATATCTTTACATTTTTACATTTTGCTTTACATTTTTACATTTTTAAGCTTTACAAACTTAAATATTTGACAAAATGTAAACTTTATTATATAATAATATATATATATCAATAACTTAAACGATTTTAAAATGTAAAGAATGTAAACATGAAAGTAGCAACTGTAAATAAAACTTTAGCAGAATTTGCAAACGAGGATTTAAGACACGATTATGAAAATGATGACATGACTTTAAAAGAAATGGAACTAAAATACGACATGACAAGACAATCTATTCATAATAGAGCTAAAAAATTTGGTTGGAAAAAATTGAGTAAAATTAAAAAAATCACTCAAGCAACTGTTAATAATTTTATTGAGATTGACAGACTTCACGATAGTGTGCCTGCTCTTGAGACAATGAGTCCTGATGTTGTCAAACATAAACTTAGTAAAGCGTTGCAAATTATTAATGATTTGCAAGACGTGCAAAACACTGCACTGTACGTTAATAAATTCATTATTAATAAATTAGTGTTTGATTTAGAGAATAATATAATTAATTACGATGACGCAAGCAAGATACTGCAACGTTTGGGTGCTTCGATAGACAAAATAGCGTCTTTTTATAAAGAACCTGCCCAAATTCAGACGAATATACAAATTAATAACAAGCAAGAAGAACAAGCCCCTGTTATTAATATAGTAGCATCATGAATTTTAATATTCCTAAAAAACTCAAACCTATGTTTAGCGGCAAATATAGATACATTATATTATATGGGGGAAGGGGTGGCACTAAGACTCATGCAATTTGTGAATATTGTTTAATACAAGGAATGTTATCTCACCAAACGATATTAATAACACGTGAATATCAATCAAGTATTAAAGACAGCACTTATTCTGAACTTAAAAATATGATATATCAATATAATTTAACTGATTTTTACGAAATCAAACACGACACAATTGTAGGTAAAAAATCTTACAATTGTAACACTAAGTTTATATTTAAAGGTTTAGCTAGAGATATAAACACGATAAAGTCTACGGCTGACATTGATATATGCTTTGTAGAAGAGGCTGATACTATAAAAGCGCACGATTGGGATGTATTAATACCGACTGTTCGTAAAGCAGGTAGTCAAATAATAATAGCATTTAATCCCGTAGAAGAACAATCAGACACATATCAAAGATTTGTTATTAATACACCTCCTGACAGCCTTTGCATTGAAATAAATTATCTTGACAACCCTTTTTTATCTGACACCGCATTGGCTGAAATAGAGTACATGAAACAAAAGGACTACGCAAAGTATGAGCATATATATTTAGGTAAGCCAATTAGCATGACTGAGGACGTAGTATTTAAAGGACATTTTAAGATTGATAATGTAGACATTATTCACAACACACGTGATTTTTTATACAAACAAAACAAAGTATATCCGTTGTACGGGCTTGATTTTGGCTTTAGTACAGATCCTACCGCAATTATTGAAGTGTTTCTATTAGATAATGATATAATTTATATTAATAGAGAAATTTACGAACATAAATTATTAATAACTAAATATGCTGAATTGATTAAACAAAAGATGCCAGAGGCTATTAATAAACGATTTTACTGTGATAGTGCGAGACCTGATAGTATAGCACAACTTAATCACGATGGGCTAACTTGTGAAGGGGCTACAAAAAGTAAAGGAAGTATAGAAGCTGGGATAGAGTATCTCAAAGGCAAACAAATTATAGTTAATCCGAATTGTAAGAATATGATATATGAGTTATATAACTACAAATACAAAATTGATAAGAACACAAGTCAAATTACAACTGATATAATAGACGCTAACAATCATTTAATTGATGCATTGCGATATGCTTTATATAAACAGATTAGCGAAGCTAAAAAGCCATTGAATGCATTATATAATAATCCTAATTTTTGGAGTTAAGAATGTTTAAAAAAATAAAAGAAATATTACAAGAATTACACAAAGATAGTACTTTTATAGCTCCTATTGAGTATGAAATACCTCAATTAGAACAAGAAAATATAAAAAAACAATATGCAACTATAAACAAAGAAAAAAAAGAATATAAACTTAATGACAAATATATAACTGCATTTGACCAACAAAAAACCGCACAAATCACATCACAAGATATGGCAATGGATAACAATCCTGCGATGTTCGGTAATTTATATCAAACGGTATATGATACTCAATTAACTAAAGAATATCAATTCGTAGGTTGGGGTGCATTGATATTATATCAACAAGTGCCATTGATATACAACGCTTGTAAAGTGTATGCTGACGAGATAATGCGAGGAGGATTTGAATTGGTAAGTACGGACGGTTCAGATAAAAGCGAATTAATTAAATTGTTAAATAACAGAATAAAAGAATACGAAGTTAAGGAAATTTTACATAAAGCATTACTAACAGCGGTTAGTCTAGGTGGTTGTCAGATATTCACTAAACTAAAAAACGATGAAAATAAGCAAAGCAAAAAAATAAAATACGATGCTACATCAATAACAAAAGGTAGTCTTGAGTATTTTACTGTGATAGAACCACAATGGTGTAGTCCTGTTGCTGTAAATTTTAACAAACCGAAAGAGAAAGACTTTTATAAGCCTGAATTATACACAGTCATGGGCGAAGAAACTCATTCAAGTAGGATGATTAAGGTAGTATTTAACCATGTGCCTACACTTATTAAACCTGTTTATTGGTTTTATGGTATATCTCTAACACAAAAAATATTACAGGCTGTAATGGATGTAGAAGAAATTAGAGAAGAGATTAAAGAAATAATCAAGAGATACAATCTTTGCTTAGTTGGTTTATCACCTGATGCACTAACAGACCCAGTCCAAGCAAAAGCAAGAATACAATCATTTATTAATGGTAGAGATAATTTCGGGGCTTTTATATTTGCAAAAGACGAAGAAGAGGTTATTCAAACGCAAATGGCTGTAAGCGGACTTGATGACTTGCTTAGTAGGTATATTGAGTTCTTGTGTACAATAACACAAGTACCAGCAACGAAATTATTGGGAATAGCACCCCGTGGTTTTAGTACGAATGATGAAAGCAGTCACCGTAACTGGTATGATTTGGTAGAAAACTACAGAGAAAGTATGGCAAAACCTGTATTGATGTCAATGTTACACATGATAATGTTAAATGAGGGTATTGAAATAGACCATGACATAGATATTAAATTTGGGCAATTATACGAAGCTGATAAATTAGAATTAGCACAAATAGAGAAATTTAACTCTGAGGCTGAAAAAAACAGAGTAGAAGCGGGTATATTATCTACAAGTGAAGTGAGAGAAGTTATTGCTAACAACGAAGATAATGGTTATGCTAATTTAGATACTGATAATCTTGATAACATTGAAATTGAAAACAATGAGTAAAATCATAGAATTAAAAGCAATCAAGCCAAATAATAGCATTGGGCTTGAGTACAAACGGGCATTACAACGATTAATTGATATGATGATTGAAGATGTATTCATTAATATTAAATTAGAATATATGCAACAAGAGCATAAAATAGCATTAGATAAAGCACCCAAAACAATAAATAATTTAATTAAAAAGTTATTTAAAAAATGGGTGCAATTATTTGAAAAAAAAGCCCCACTAATTGCTAATAAGTTTATTAATCAAATAGATAAGCATAATAAATTAGTGAATAATAGTAATATAAAATTATTATCAGAAAAACTAACTGTGAATTTTAGCAAAGAAAATAAACGGTTAGTAATTGCTAACGAAAATTTAATACAACAACAAATAGATTTAATTACAAATATACCACAACAATATCAACAAAAAATAAGTGATGCGGTGTTTGAAGCAATAAACAAAGGTAGAGATTTTACTTATTTAGAAAATGAATTATCAAGAATAAATACAATAAGTAAAAAAAGAGTAAAAACAATTGCTAAAAATCAATTAGATTACTCTACTAATGTAATAAATAGAGCTAGGCAATTGGATTTAGGTTTTACTAAAGCAAAATGGAAGCATAGTACAGCAAGCAAAGAGCCAAGGCAATCACACCTCAAAGCAAATAACAAAGTATATAATATTGAAGAAGGTTGTTATATTGACGGTGAATATATACAACCTGCTGAAAAGATAAACTGCAATTGTTACAGCGTACCGATTATAGAAATATAAAAATACTTGACAACTAATTGATTTTATGATATATTAATAATAATTAATAACAAATGCCTCAAAACGCTGTGAAGCGGTTCGAGTTTTTTAAAAATTATGAGGCATTTATTTTTGTTAAAAAGTAAGGTAAATGCCAAATAATTTAATTGAAAAGATAAGTAAAGAAAAAAACATATCTGTAGAAAAGTTAGAGAAGATATGGGATAATGCTATTTTACAGGCTGAAAAAAATAACATCAGTAATAAATATGCATATGCAACGGCTGTGTTAGAAAAGGTGGTTAGTGCCGATATGGAGCATACCATTGCTAACGATAGTCAGAGAACAACTGACGATAACGAATTTACAAGAATAGCGAATTGTATTATCACATCCGCTGGGGTATTTGAATATCTTGGGCGAGAAATACCTAATTATCAATCATTAGGCTTAGATGCCGACCAAATATATAAACTATACCGTCCTGCTGACGAGATAGACAAAGCCAAAGACACATTTAAAGACATGCCATTATTAGATACTCATTTAGTTGTTTATGCTGATGATATACCTAAGAGTAATGTTATTGGGACATTATCAAGCGATATTACTTTTGATGGCAAGGATTTAACTTGTTCGATAGTGCTTTGGGATAAAGAAGCCGTGGAGCAAATTGAAGCCCGTGGTAAAAAAGGTTTATCTGCGGGTTATAGATATACTCCCGTGATAAAAAGCGGAGTGCATGAAGGACAAGCATATGATATTATCATGACTGAATTATCTGCAAATCATGTAGCACAAGTAGAAAATCCAAGAAACCCAAGTTCGATAATTAATGATGAAAAAATTGTTTTAGAAGGAGCAAAACAAGTGAGTAAAAAGAAAATAGCACTTGACCAAGAGACTGGTGAAGGTAGCGAATTTGACAAAATTGTGGATATGTTACAAAACGATCCAGAATTGAAAGAGAAACTTCTTAAATTCTTAACACCTGCTGAGGATGAAGACAAAGAAGAAGATTACAAAGATAAAAAGGCTGAAGATGAAGACAAAGAAGATAAAGACGATAAAAAAACAGCGATGGATAGTAATTCATTGAAGTTATTAATCAAAAATGAAGTAAATAAACAATTGCGTGAATACAACGAAGCGATAGAGTTGTGCGAAAAACACATTGGGGTTATTAACCGCACCGCGTTTGATAGTGCTGATGCTTTGTATGACAAAGTATTGAAAGATAATAAAATAGCGTTTGATGGACTAGACACTAAAGCGAAGAAAGTGGCGGTTAGTGTATTAGGTATTAATAAAAAAGAACTTACTAAATTAACATATGATAGTAATAGCATTTTAGATTTAGAAACCGCATTGAAAGAAAGGGGTTTATAAAATGGCATTTCAAAAAGAAGCATTATTGGATTTGGCACAAGGGTATGAGGGTAATTTTGTTACTACTCAGTTTTACCCAACGATTGGTTATACTGTAAATGAAACTAATGGAGTAAAAATTGGTACGTTTGCATGGTTAGTAAATGGTACTGATAACCAAGTGGCACAAGCAAAAGGTAGTAACTTACAGTTAGCAGGTATGGTTGTTCGCAATAATTCTAACGTAAATTTGACACAAGGTATTACAACTAATGCTGGATTGACAATACTTAATAAATATCCTTGTGAAATTGCAAACCGTGGTATTTTTTATGTTAAATTAGTAACTTTGGTTGGAACAAATCCTGTAGTTGCGGGTTCGGCTGTGTATATCAATAATACAACTGGTGAAGTAGTAGCAGACGCAGGCGGTACGATGACGACTTATACAAAAACAAATTTTAAATTTATTAGTGTGGCTTCTGAATTAACAGCGGGGCAACTAGTGAAAATATCTAATGTGTCTGATGTGATGGGAGTTTAATATATGAAAAACATAGATTTAGAAAGAATAAAATCAGCGACTGGCATGATTTTTGATAATAATTACAATCAAGATAATTTAAAAATTGTTTTTGGGGATAACCCGCAATATTTAGCAAATGATAAACAAGAAATCAAGCGTATAAAAATGGCACTAGATAGCATCGACGCTTCATTTAACACTCCTAGTTCAGGCGTACCTGCATTTCTTACTACTATTTACTCTAACGAAGTTATTCGAGCAGTTACACAAAAAGTAGCATTTAGAGAGATAGGACCAGATTACCAGCAAGGGGATTTAGCAACTAATGCGATGTCATTCCCAACTATTGCATTCAGTGGTAATGTTAGCGATTATGATGACAGAGAAGAACCCGCAATATCTGACGCAAATGCAAACTGGGAAAACCGAGGCGTATACAGATACAGTACTGGGTTCATGTACGGTGACTTAGAATTAGCAACTATGTCGGCTGCTAAAATAGATCTTTTATCTGAAAAAAGAGAGTCAGCGGCAAGAAAATTGGTATTAGTGCAAAATGATATATTTTTTAATGGATTTGCAAGAGGTAAAGATATTAGAGGTCTGTTAAATGACAGCGACCTCAATCCTGCTATACCTTCACCTGCAAGTGTTTCAAAACCAACAAGTGCAAAATGGAAGTATAAAGTTTATGAAGAAATAATTGCTGATATTTCTGCAATGTATGAAAGTTTAGTAAGCAAATTGGCAAATAACGTAAATTTAGATACAATGTCTGAAATGTTATTATGTATAGCACCTCAAGACCAAATTAATTTATTAAAGCCAAATAATTTAGGTACAACTGTTAGAATGTGGATGCAAGAAAACTTCCCAAACATTAAAGTAATTACTGCAGTACAATATAAATTAAGCGATGCCGATACTGGTAACTTGGCTCAATTAATATTAAAAAGAGTTGAAAGTGCAAACGTTAAAGATACGGTATCAAATGGTTTTACGTTTCAAGCGTTGTATAGCAACACAGTAGTGGGGATGTCTTCAATTAAACAAAAAGTAAGTTGTGGCGTTGCTGGTGCAATTATTAGATTGCCTGCGGCGATTGTAACGATAACTGGTATTTAATTATTTATAAAAGGATAAAACATGTATATAGTTAACAGGCAATATATGGATGTAGAGTTTCCCTTGACAAACGGCGGCTCTGTAATAATTAACGGAGCTAATATTCAGGCTGTGCAGTTAGGTTTAGGTGAGGCTTTTGGTATAACTTATATAGAAGACGCAGTGTGGGATGAAATAAAAACAAAATATTCGCATATTATTAATCAAGGCTATATATTTGCTGACAAGCAAGAAAAATCCGCGAAGGCAAAATATGAAGAAACAAAAAAAATAAAAATGCAAACGGATCCAGTAGACCCCAACGCAACAGGTTACAAAGCCCCTGAAAATGCTGGTGGATTATCAAACATTGGTAATAAATAATGTTAGTATTTAATCCTACTCAATTTAAATTAGATTATCCAGAATTTGCTACACTTAGCGATTTAAAATTGACTAATTTATTTAACTATAATGCTAAAAGTTTTTATCAATGGGCTATGCAAAGGTACAGTGATGAAAACGAACAGTATTATTGGGCGTGTCTTGTATTGGCACATATATTAACAACAATATATGGTGCTGATGGTACAGGTGCGTCTTTAGTGGGTAGGATTAGCAGTGCTAATGAGGGGGACGTTAGCACTTCTCTTGAATTTAACACTAAAGTTACAAAAACGAGTGCTTGGTGGAACCAAAGTAAATATGGTGCTTTGTGTTGGGCTATAATACAGCAACAAGGTTGGAGTACATGGGTGGCATACGGTGAGTAAAATTCAAAGAGTTAAGAATAGTGATTTATTAACTAAACTTAATAAATTTGCTACTAGCAAAAAAATGCTAAATGTGGGTTTCTTGCAAAAAGAAATTTCTAAAATAGCAATTATTAATGAGTATGGTGCAAAAGTACCAGTTACTGATAAGACTAGAGCGTTGTTTAATAAATACGGCTTTCATTTAAAAGATAGCACAAAATTTATTAATATACCGCCTCGTCCTTTTATGCAACGCACTGCTACTGAGAACGAGAACAAATGGGCTGATATTATAGATAAATTGATAGTTAAATATCAATACGATGTAGATAAAGTATTAGCGATATTTGGTGAGATTGTAGAAAGTGCTATTCGTGAGATGATAGAAGATGGAGAATTTCAAGCAAACCATCCATTGACTATAGCGATAAAAGGCGGAGCGGGTAAACCATTGGTTCATACTGGTAAGATGTCAAAATCTGTGGCATATGAGGTAATATGATGGCTGGGTTAAATTTGCATAAAATAGTAACACCTGTGTTAAATAGTATTACACCTGAGTTTGATATTATATTAAAGTTGTTTAACGGTAATGTAAATAATAAAGGCATTATTACACCAATTTATATAACTGTGAATACAAAAGCCCGTGTTTATTTAGCAAATACTCAAGAATTACAGCATATTAATAATATTAATTTAAGTAAAATATATAAGAAATTTTATATTAATTCTGACACAATAACAGGGCTTAATAAAGCACTATCAGAGGCAGGAGATTATATTGTGTGTGATAATTTAGAATATAAAATAGTACAAGTTATTAGCAAGTATGCTACTGGTTGGAGTAGTGTTATAGGGTGCCAACAATGAATATAACATCAGATAATTTGGCTGGAGTTTATGATATGCTAGTTACTTTTACGGGCAATCAGACTGGTGGTAATTTAACTACAGGTAGTAATATTATTACAAATATAGTTACTACTAATATAAATATTGGGGATGTAATAATAGGTGAGAATATACCTAATCCATGCTTTGTAACAGCAAAGACAAACAATACAATAACAATTAGTCAAACACCTGCGGTAACTAAAGTAAACTCATTATACACACATAAAAATAACATATTTGAGGGCTTTCAAAATAATTCATTTATACCGCAAGACAGCGATTTTATAGTAATAACAAAATTAGATAGTGACACAACGGGGCGTCCTCTTGAAATATATAACAAAGAGACTGAAAGTTACACAATTATTGCTTGTGATATAAACACAATACAACTGGATTTTTACGGCGATTATGCTGAAAAAAATGCCAAGATTATGAGAACAGTAGTAAATGGTAGATTGGTCAATCAATTTTTAGAGCCGTACAATGCTAGTGTGGGTAGATATTTTAGTATAGTCAATTTATCTGATGTTTTAGATAATGAGAATTTTATTAAACGTTTTACATTTAAATTTGAGTTATTCAGTAATAGTGCAATTACTGATATACCTTTGGCTACTCAATTGTTTGATAATGAATTAGAATACGCACCATCAATTTAATTTAAGGAGAAATAGATAAATGGCAGCAATATCATTAGATAAATTAATATCTATAACCAATGCGGTAATAGATGTTAGTACCACAGGTTTAGATTTGGTTACTGTAGTATTAACTAAAAATCAATTAATACCAAACAATGTTACACAATCAGTGTTACCTTTTACTTCTGTTGAATTAGTTGGCGATTACTTTGGTTTAACAAGTGATGAGTATAAATTTGCTGAAAAATATTTTAAAGGTTATGATAATTCGCCATCTAAACCAAGATTTATTAGATTTGCACGATATATTGATACTGCGGTAGCACCGTACATTCGTGGGGGGATTGTAGGGATTGATAAATTAAGTGCATTAAAAGCGGTAACTGCTGGTGATTTAGCATTATTATTTGATGGTGCAACTGTCAATGTAACTACTATTGATTTATCAAGTGCTACAAGTTTATCAAATGTAGCAAGTTTATTACAAACTGAAATAAGACAAACTTCTTTAACTAACGCAACGGTTGTATATGACAGCATTACTGAGGCTTTTACAATTAGCAATGCTGTTACAAGTGGTACATCAACAGTTGGTTATGTGACTGATGGTACAAATGTTGGGCTTGGTTCATTATTAAAATTAAAACAATCAGACGCAGCGGTATTATCACAAGGTTCAGTAGATTTAACACCTGCTGAAAACATGGAGAAAATACTGCAAATAACAAAAAATTGGTATTCTTTTACGACTTTGTGGAATGTAAGTACAGAGGTTGGTTATGTAGAATTTTTAGCATTGGCAAATTGGTGCAATGGCAAATTCCCTAAATATAATTATATTGCTTGGAGCAACGAGGCAAACATGGTTTCACTTAATAATAATAGTCAAATGAAAGCAGTGTTAGATGAATACGATTATGCGGGGGTATCAATTCTTTATAATAATTATACGCATGTGGCTTTTTTTGCGGGGATGATTGCGGGAGTTGATTATACGGCGGCGAATTCTACTATATTATTAAGTGATAAACAACAAAGCGGATTAACTGTTAGTGCTACTACAGATACCGAGTATGAGGCATTAATCCAAAAAAAAGTAAACTTTTATGGTAATTTCAATAGTGCAAATAGCGAGTTTAGGTTTTCATGTAATGGGTACATAAGTGGTGCTTATAAATTTATGGACAATCAAGCTAACAATGCATGGTTAGCAGACCAAATACAGATTGCAGAGGCTACTTTATTAGGTAGTGTAGGTAAATTAGATTATGGACAAATAGGTCAAGCATTGTTAAAGACATCTATTATTGATGTAATGAATAAAGCATTGAATAATGGTGTTGTGCAAACTGGTAAAGTATTTGATGAAACTCAAAAAGCAATATTAAAACAACAAGCAGGAATTGATATTAGCGGTGAATTGACCAGTAATGGTTATTATATTAAAATTACACCTCCAGCACCTGCGGATAGAGCCAACCGTCCTGCAATGAAAGTGCAAATTTGGTATGCAAACAATGGCGGGTTCTTTACAATTAACAATACAAATACTTATATAGCATAGGAGTAAACCATGAGTGTTATATTAAATGCTACGGCGTCCGATTTTATATTAACTGTATCTTCACCTTTAAATACTGTACCAATTGTTGTAGCAGAAGGATTTGGGGTAAATCAAGTTATACAAATTGATGATGTGGAAGACGTCGATACCGAAATGACAATGGACGGCATTATGACAGTGGCGTACAGACCTCGTATCATTGTAGGTAAAATAACTTTACAAGCAAATGCAACTGGAACTAAGTCTTTAATTGATTTTTTGAAACCAAAAAAAATATTAAAAGCACCACCTCCAGCAACTATTACTGTAACAAGTCCTTCAAATTTTTATACAGCAACTTACAATGGTTGTGTATTTGTAACTAAATACAAAGGGTATGAAGCTTTAGAAAGATTGCAAGAAGTGACTTTCACATTTCATGCAAGTGATATTAACGAAACTACGCTTGGTTCGGTAGTTAGTTTAGCAGCGGGTGCAGCGGGACTACTATAATAAATTAACTATAGATAGGTTACTAGAACTGACAAGCAAGATGCCTACTTGTTTCTATAGTTTCTTTAGGCATTATTATTAATAGAAAGGCACTATTATGTCAATGAATATAAATAAAATTACAATAAAAGATAGAAAGCAAGAAAAAGAATTTATCATACAAGAAATGTCAGCAATGACGGTATTGATGAAATTCTTGCCGATGTTATTTAAAAATATTCGCAAAGATGAGTTAGTCAATTCACTTAATTTAGTATTACAAACGGCTGATGTAAAAGATGATGTTACAATTAATAACATCACTCCTTTAGTATTAATTACTGATACAATCTACGAGATATTAAGTAATGCAAGTTTAGATAAATTGCAAGATTTGTATAATCTAATATTATCACATGTCAAAGTATTAAATGGAGCGGAACAAATTGTATCAATCGATACGAATATTGACTTATATGTTAAAAGCCCTGTAGTATTAGGCAAATTAATATATGAAGTATTAAAATTCACGTTTGCGGAGGTGTATAACGATTTTTTGGAACTAACGGGCGAAAATTCACAAGAAGCCCAAGCAAAAAATTAAATACTTACGGGGTGGTTAAATACGATATGCCTCATATAATTGGGGCTTTAATTACTAATAAAATATGTGGTTATTTAGATTTTATGAATATTTCATATAATAATTGTGTTCAATTATTTGACATTATCTTAACAAACAATTATAATAATATGATAATTCATGAAAATAACCAAGAAGAGAGTTAAAAATGGCTGAGAATATTTTAGATAAGTTTATATTGCAATTTATTGTAGAAAATAAAGATGCCAAGAAAAAATTAAAAGAAATGGTTTCAGAGGCTGACAAAGTTCATGAGAATTTAAAAAAAAGCACTGAAAAAACTGATAATGCTTTTAAAAAATTAAATAAAAGTATACCGTTTGCAAAATTTAATAATTTTGCTAAAAGTTTAAAAACTGTAGCGGTAGCGATTGGCGGGGTGTTAGCGGTAAAGGGTATTAGTGACCTTGTCATGGGATTAAAAGACACGGCTGTAAGATTAAATAATTTATCTAATATAACAGGTGTTTCGACTACAAACCTACAAATATTTGGCAATATGGCGAAAAGATTAGGTATACCAGTTGAAAGCATGAATAATTTATTTGCTACCATGGAGCAACAATTAATATCACTTAATACAGGTGCAAATCCTCAATTTGCGGGGGCTTTAAATAGGTTAGGTATAAGTGCGAGAAATAGCAACGGTTCACTGCGTAGCACTGTAGATATTATTGGTGATTTACGGAAGACAATGCAAGGAAAGACGGACGAACAACAAAGAACTATATTAGCAACTTTAAATATAACTGCTGAATTATTGCCGTTATTCAAATTATCAAATGAAGAATACGCAAAATTGCAAGGAAAAGCAAAAGTTGGTATTATGGGGGATAAAGACAAAAAAGATTTTATGAAATTGAACGAAGATTTGCAAGATATGACACAGCAATTTGATAAATTAAAATTATCCGTGGGAACCGCATTTTTACCCCTTGCGGAGACTATAACTAAAACATTAGTGCCAGCTTTAGAAATGCTTAATAAACTGATAGGAGTTAGTAAAGATTTTACCAATCAAGTGATTAAAAAAGCAGTACCACCAGTATATAATGCTTTACATGAAGTTCTTGGGGGCGGGAAAACTAAAAATAATTTAGAATATCAATTACAAGATTTGCCTAATGCGAGTGATTTAATACAAAAAGCCCAATTGTCAATAGAAAGCGGAGGCAATGCTAGAGCGGTTGGCGATAAAGGTAAAGCGTTTGGATTATATCAAATTCATAAAGACGCTGCGAAAGATGTGTTAGGTTATACACCAACGGATGAAGAATTATTTAATCCTGCGATTAATAAAAGAGTTAGGGATGAGAGATTAGCAAAGGCTATGAAAATGAGTGGTGGTAATATAGCGGGGGCATTAGCATATTGGCATGGGGATATGAAAGAATTTAACGAATGGAAGAAGACAGGGCAGTCGGCTTATGCTAGTAAAGTCATGACGCAAGCGATGTATTATGAAAGACCTAAACAAGAATTGAAACAAGGTTATGAATATGTTGCAAATAAACTTGGGTTTGGAAGTAGTCAAACAAGTAATGTCACTAATAAAACCAACAATCAAAGTATTAGTATAGGTAACGTATCATTACCAGCGGTTAAGTCACCGCAAGATTTTGTAGATGTGTTTAGTGGCAAAAACAATATGAGCAATCCTCTTGCATTTATGAATAGCTTTAGTCATTAGGAGACAGACAAATGGGATTATTCACGAGTAAGCCCCCTCAAGAAATTAATTTTAAGATATATACAAATGAATATTTAAAATTAAAAAAGCCAACAGAAGAAGAGGCGGAAGAAGAAACGGTGTTTAAATTTACGGCTTTAGGAGAATTTGCATTTAAGAATAAAAGCAATGTACCGTACGAAGTATTAGAAGCAGGCGATTTTAGTAGTGATAGCATTCAAGCAACGCCTTTCACTATTCAAATACGAGCGATTTATACTCCAATCATTACAAGTAAAAAAGACACTCAAGAAAAGTTAGCAAAAAAAGTATCAAAGACAGTTGCTACTTTACAAAGTTACAGAATTAGTAATACTTTATTAACTATAATTGATCAATATCCATTGTTTAATATTTATAAAGATTTATTATTAACAGACTTTCAATATGAATTAGTTGGAGGAATGAAATTAGTAGCAATGCTAACATTTCAAGAGGCTCGAATTAGCAATAATAATGCTGATGGTTTGCCTGATGATGAAATAGAAAACCCAGAAGATGGAGCGAGTAAAGATGGTGGCACTGTTACACCAAAGACAACAACGAAAGAGGTTAGTCCAACATGATAAGAGAAATACCTTTACGCAGAATACCAAATCAAAAAGTTAGAACTATTATTAATCAGCAAGCAATAGAAATAATTTTTTATACAAAAAACAATAATTTATTTTGTGATTTATTAATTGATAATGTAATATATGATACAGGTATAAAATGTAATAATGAAATAATTATCAATAGGTATTACAATACCCTCAAAGGTAATTTATTTTTTTATGACACAGCAGGGAGCGAGCCTAATTATAATAATTTTGGTATAACTTGCACTTTAAATTATAAGGATAAATAATGAATACTGAATTGCCTACTAGGTATTTATTTGTTAAATTTAAATTAGACCAAGGTGTGTTTGAAAGCACCCAATCTAATACAAAATTAATTGACGGTAGTCCTAATGGATTAACGATGGAAGTGATTTATACAAAAAGTTCAGGGATGATGATTACAAATGCTACGGCTGTAATTTACGGTATGCAAAATAGCGATATAAGGCAATTGACTAAATTACAATTTAGAACAGGTAGTTACTTACCAAGTAATAAAATTGAAATATATGCAGGTTACGAATTAAATGATGATGGGTTACCACCGTTGGTGTATTCTGGGCAGATTTATACAGCAATGGTAGATAGAAATAATCCAAGTCGTCCATTTAAAATATTTTCTCAAGATTTGTTTGCAAAAGGTAATACTGATTTGCCAAATTTAGAAGCAAAAGACACTCATTTAGTTAAAGATTTAATCAAAGAAATTTTAACAAATTATAAAAATAGTACAGGAATAGAATTAATATATCAGCCTCTTAAAATTAATGAAAGTTTACAAGTTGAGAATTTTAGCACTTCTGGTAGTTTGGCGAAACAATTAGATGAATTAACTACACAAGCGGGGATACAATATAAAATTGACGATCCTTATTTGGTTGTTTACAACCTAAATGAAAGCCCTAATACTCAAGAATTAACTATTAGTAAATACAATGGATTATTAGGCTATCCTACTTTAGAACAATTTGGTATATCAATTAGAGTAAGACTTAACCCATCAATTCGCTGGGGCAGTAAAGTGAAATTATTATCATTTAGTGATTTAAATATAAGCGATGGTGATGTGAATATACCTAATCAAGACTTAGGAATACAAGACCCTTATGCTGATACTTTAGAGACTTTGAAGTCAAGCGAATGGTGGATACATGAATTAACAGCAGTATTGCAAAATAGAGGTAAAGTGTGGGAGATGAAATTAATGCTTAATTATTTTGACCCGTTGGGGTATGTATGAAATTAGCAACTGGGATTAATCAGAACTTATTATTTAATCAAGCAAATCAATGGGATTATGTGATTGATAATAAATTAAAACAATTAAATACGATTTTATTATGTGAGATTGAGGCTATTAATTCAAATGGTACATATGATGTTAAGAGTTTAACTTATTTAATAAAGCATGACGGGGTACCACAAGAACCACCTATTCAATTTAATATACCCAAATTAGAAATACGGGGTGGCATTGCAGGTATTATTGTAGAGCCAGTGGTCGGCGATATTGTAGTCGTGGGATATGCACAAAGAGATATATCAGCGGTAAAAAAAGAAAAGAAAAGGTCAAATCCGTCTAGTGCTAGATTATTTAATCATAATGACGGTATTATTTTAGGCGTAATTGGTAGACAAGCACCGTCAATTTTTGTTAAAATAACAAAAGATGGAATAGATATTACGGGTGCTAATAAACCTATCAATATCATAACAACTGGCGATACTACGGTAAAAGGTAATAATGTAAAAGTGGAGGCAAATACTTTGGCAACGATAAAAGCACCTAATATTAAATTGGATGGTGCCGTAGAGGCTACAAGCACTGTAACGGCTGCTACAAGCGTAACAGGTGGAGGCACTTCAATTAGTAGTAACGGTATTGCTACTAGTGGAGGAGATTTAAATATTAATGGTTCACCATTCAAGGCACATACTCATAGCGGGGTGCAATCTGGAGGTAGCAATACAGGAGGCGTAGTATAATGACAGGAATTGCTTTAAAAAATGGAGACATATATTTAAATGATAGTAATGATTTGGCTACTGTAGATGGGGCTAATGAATTAATACAAAATATAACATCAGCATTGAAATTTTGGATAGGTGAATATAGGTGGAAAACAAGTTTAGGGATACCTTATCTTGCGATTTTATCTAATCCTCAGTTAGATGAGAATTTAATTAATTATCATATTACAAACGCAATTGAAACTCAAAATGATTATTTAAGTATAACTCAACGAAAAGAATATGGAGTTAAGAATATTAATAATATTAATTACACAATAACTAGTGATAGGCAACTTAAATTAAGTGTAGAAATACAATTAAATAATCAAGCACAACCGATTATTTTGGAGATATAAATGTCATATACAAACAAAACAGCAGAACAAATAATTCAAGAGATACAACAAGTATTTATTAATGTATTTAAAAATCCTTCTCTATCTGAAAGTAGTGTGATAGGTCAACTAGTAGAACAATTGTCTTTAATTGGTATTGAGGTAGAAGACACAAGGGCTTTATTACGAGGTTATGTTTATGACCCTGCTTTTGCAAGTGGCAAATATCTTGATAGCCTGTGTGCTTTACATCAAATTACAAGATTGCCACCAAAGCCAAGTCAAGTAGGTTGCATAATTACAGGTGCTGTAGGGACTGTAATCCCTGCTGGTAGTATTGTATTAAATACAGCGGGGAATAGGTTTGTAATAGATACGGGTGTAACAATCCCTTCTGCGGGGGCTATAGCAGTATTATTTATATCAGAAGACAATGGTGCCATCCCGTGCAATGCTAATACTGTTAATAGAATATTACAAAAAATAGCAGGTTGGGATAGTGTAAACAATCCAAATGATGGTACATTAGGTAGTGAGGGGGAGACAGATACCGCATTAAGAAAGAGAAGGCAAATATCTTTGTCTTTAAACGCAAGCGGTACTTTAAAATCTATTATATCAGCATTAGAAAATAATCAAAATATAAAGGATTATAATATTGTAGAAAATAATAATAATACAAATTTAATTGTAGATAGCATAACAATATTACCTAAATCTATATATTTATGTGTTGATGTAGATACACAATATTATCCACAAGTAGCACAAATTTTATATGAAAAAAAATCAGGCGGGTGTGGGATGGTTGGCGGGATAACGCAAACATATATAGACCCTTTGTACCCATGGGAAATTTTTACAGCAAAATTTGATGTGGCAAATATTGTACAAACATATATTTCAATAACTGTTATAAATGATAATTTTACTGCTGAAACTATCCCTAATATAAAACAGGCTATATATAATAATTTTTACGGATTAGATGGCACAGTGCCTGTGCAAATGGGCGAGCCTTTTTATGCTGGTAGATTTTATGCCCCAGTTGTTAAATTAGGCATATACCAAATTACAGCACTTACAATTGGTACAAGCCCAAGTCCTACAGGCACAAGTATAACTACAGCGATTAATGAAGTGGCAAGGCTTAATTTAAATAATATTGTAGTGACGGTAATTTAATATGTATATTCAATATGACAAAGCGACTAACTTAAAAGCATTGATTGATGGATTAAAACCTATTTTATCAATTGATGAAGAAGAATTTTATAATCATTGTTTTAGTATTCAGACAGGGAGTGGAGAATGTTTAGACAATTGGGGGCGAATATTAAATTTTGGTCGTGGGATAAAAACTGACCCCAATGACCGTAAGGTGTTTGGCTTTTATAATGGGACTAGTTCATTTTTAAACCCACCTGCTAATTTTAATAACGGTAATTGGTACAAACCAAGCATTCCAATTATTCAAAATTTAACTGATGAAGCTTATAGGCAAGTTCTTCAATTAGTTTATTTATCACAAATAAGCAACGGAAGTGTAGGCAATATTAGCAAAATATTAAATTACTATTATCAAAAAATTAGCATGTTTAAAAAAGTTCGAGTAAAAGAAAATATAAGTGAAGTTATGACTTTGAAAATAGAATTTAATTTTAAATTAGAACCTGTAGAAATAAATATTTTTTCAATAAATGGTGTATTACCAATACCCGCAGGTGTTAACTATACAATTCAAGACAATTTAGTATTTTAAGGAGATAATATGTCTTTAATAAATCCAATGGCAATTATAAAAAAATGGGCAAATGGCACTACTGCAACGGCTGATGTAGTTATCCCACCAACCACCACTAGTAACATTGTAGCCAATCAAGAGATAGGCTTTCCCCCAAGTCAAGAGCAAGACCCTGCTACAGGAGGGCAATATGTCAAACGTGCTGAAATGAACGGAGTATTCAAGTTATACAGCGAACATATTGAGTTTCTTAACAAAGGAGGTACATATACATTTAATCCCGGCATAGCCAATGCAGGAGGCTATAGTACAGGGGCTACGCTGTGGAGCGATTATTATAGTAGATTTGTAACATCATTAAAAGATAATAACACCGATAATTTTATTACTGATGTGAATAAAATTGATGGTGTATCTTGGGGTTTTACTGAGTTATCTGATTATATTAATATTTCTGAAATCCCCATAACTGGTGATTTTACTACAAATGGCACTGAAATTGTGGTTTATTGTGGTAAATTACAGTCGCCAACTGGGGGAGTTACAAATGTAGGAGTTTATAATGTAAAAATTAAATTTGCATTGAAAAACAGCGGTGGTAATGGTGCGATGTATTCGTTATCTTTTACGGGTAACCCGAGGTATAAATTTCAAAACGCACAATTTTTATTGGATAAATACACTACAAACATATTATTAGAAAATAATTATAGTAGTGCTGTTTTAGAAATAAAAACTTATGGTGGTAATTTGGGAACTATATCAGAAAAACCAAGTGATTATATTTTTATTGTTTTAAAAGTTATATCGCATCCAACAGATTGGCTAAATCCTTTTTATCTGTCTGATGTATGTATTGAAGGAATTGGCACTGTATTGCCTGTAATTGGTAAAACATTGACTGAGGCAAATACAATACTTGGTACAAATAATGTATCACAAAATCAAGAACCTAAAAGATTATATTTTCCAAGCATAACTGACACCCCTTCTAATGTAAAAATAGATACAAGTGTTTTTGACGTTCTTACTAATAATTTTCAAATTAATAACAAACCAATATTTAAAACAAAAGTTGTAACTGGTAATTTAACAGGGCATTTAACCGCAATTAAAATCAATTTTAATCAAAACGCAAGTATTAGCGACTTAATTTATTTAGTACATTTTGATTTTGTAGTATTCAGTTATACTAACAGCAGTATCGATTTAGAGACCATAGGCATATTTACAAATACTATTGATTTTGGACCATCTTTGGGCATAAATGAAAGTTTTGGAAGCGGTACTGTTACTTTCTCAAACCAACTTTTCCCAGCACTTTGTTTTGTTACATACTCTAATCAAAATATACCTCAACGAAATAGGTTAAATTGGTATAGCACCGCCTCTGGCGGTGAAGGTAGATTTCATATAACATTTTATGCAAATAGAATTCAATTTTAAAAAGGATAAAATATGTCAACAAAAATATTGATAACACCAAAAACTGCTGCTGAAACAAGTGATAGTTTTAGTGTTAATTTTAATCATATTGGATTTTTAACAGCGGACGGGTTAGCAACTACTGAAACTGTTACAATTCAGATATATTGTCCCGCTTCGCAAACGTGGACTAACTATAAAGCAAACAATACTGTATTCCAACTAACGTCAAATACAAATGGATTAGATATTTATTTATCCGCTGGCACTTATCGTGTAGTTAAAGGTGCTACTGTAGCAACGGTAGGTGTTGCATTACAAACAAGTAAAGTGGAGGTATAAAATCATGCCAATTGGAAATAATATTGGAGGCGGTGGTGGCGGTGGCGGAAGTGGTTCTAACGACCACATTTTAAAAGTATTTAATAATGAAGTTGTCGTAGACTATACGTTACCAGTTATTAATTACTCGCCTGATAAAGTCAATCAATTGATAGAATTGGTTAAATTAAGTAAAAACTCTGCGGTAGTTAATATAAAGCCTGGGGCTGGACAAACAATCTTTGGCGATGATCCTACTAATTTTACAATTCAATATCAAGGGAAATTATATCAAGTAAGAGCAATATCGGAAACACAATGGAGTATTTTATCATGAGAAATATATTTGATAACAATTTATTAGCGAATTATGCCACAACAGGCGATATTTCATTGGAAAACTGGGGATTAGAGGTATCAGTTACTGCAAATGAAAATACTATTATAACATTACCATACACAACAAGCACTACTCCAGTTGGAGAATTTGAAGCACAAACTGAGGGACGTGTATTAATAAGAAAAAAAGACAGTTCAGCAAATACTGTTACTATTGAACCGTTTGCAGGTTGTGTATTTAACGGTATTTTAGGTAATATTGTATTAAAATCACAAAATGATTATATTACTTTTAGTAATAATAATGGTAATGTTATTAATATACATGACACTAATTTACCAAATCTAATTAAAATTGACAATGTAGATTTAAAAACATACATCGACGCAAGCGTAGCGGGGTTGTTAGATTACCGAGGTGTTTATGACGCTTCTAGCAATCAATATCCAACTACAGGCGGTTCTGGTACTGGTGGGGCGGTATTAAAATCAGATACTTGGATAGTTTCTGTAGCGGGTAGTTTAAATTCGCAACCAGTAAAAGTTGGTGATATGATTATTGCTAAAGTTAATAGTCCTGCACAAACTCCCGCAAATTGGAATATTTTGGCTGTATCTGTTTATAGTAATAGTATATCTAATGCTTTATTAGCATTGATGGACGCTTTTACTGTTAAAATGAATAATACTAACGCCCCTGCAAATCCGCAAGATGTACCAATTAATACTGCATATAACCAATCTTTTGAAACTAATACGACTAATATTAAAATGGACGGTGCTGTTTCAGTAGGTTCTAGTAATAATATAGCAAGAGCCGACCATGTTCACCCGTCTGACACAACTAAACAAAATATTATATCTGGTGCTACGGCTGATAATATTGTGTCTGTTAATAACACAGGACAAGTATTAGATAGTGGTAAAGCATTTAGTACAGATACTTCTTTAACTGCTAATAGCAATAACAAAATACCAACTGAACAAGTGGTGAAATATAATGTAGATTATTTAAATAATAGAATTAATAATTTACCAATAGGAGCTGGTATTGGGAGTGCTTATTATTTTACTAATGATACAGATAATTCTTATTTAACTTTATCGGCAACTCCTAAAAATGGTACTCAAGCCCAATTACAAACTACGGTTAATAATAATACTTCATTGTTAGGTTCTTTTGTTACTGCAACAGCACTAAATAGAACAATAATTAATGCGGGTATTTGGGAGTTTAATTTATGGGCATTGTCAGATAGCACTCAAGCGACAACTAATGTTTATGCTGAGGTGTATAAATTAAGTTCAACTAATGTGGAAACATTGTTATTTACACTAAATAATAGTAATAATATAGGTTCTACAACAGTTATTCAATATAGCATTAGCGGAACTCAAACAAGTTATGCTGTATTGTCAACTGATAAATTATTAATTAAATTATATGCTAAAACAACAAGAACTCAAAATACAATTGTTACGGTGTATTATAATTCTGCACAATATTATTCACATGCCCACACACCACTAATTACGTATCATAATAATTTAGCGGGTATTCAAGGTGGCAATGGCAACGACCAAAATTATCATTTGACACAAACACAATATAACAATGTTATCAATCAATCAAGCCCAACGCAAACAGGTTATTTGTCAAATACTGATTTTACAACATTTAATAATAAACAAAATGCTTTAACAAATCCTGTGACTTCATCAAGTGCGACGCCTACTGCTAATCAATTATCTGTATTTAATGCTAGTGGTACACAAGTTACACCGACGACTACATTACCGACGTCCGCTGTACCTGCTTTTACAGGTGATGTAACAAATGCTGAGGGTTCGCTTGCTTTAACAATTGGTAACAATGTAGTTACAAATTCTAAACTTGCTAATTCGAGCATTACAATTGCAAATAATAATACCTCATTGGGCGGAAATGTTACACAAGACCAAATTACAGGATTGTCAACAACGGGACTGGTAAAAAGAACTTCAGCGAATACTCTGGGAATTGCTAATGTTAATGATTTACCTTTTACCTATAATAATACTTATTATGTATCGCCAAATGGTTCTGATACGAATGATGGCAAAACACCAAGTACTCCAGTATTAACTTTAGGTAGGGCGGTAACATTGGCTGGTAATGTAGGTATTCAAATTGTAGTTTATCCTGGCACTTATACTGAGAATACAATTATTACTGCACAAAATATTAGTATTGTAGCACCAAACGGAGAACAATCTGGTATAGTTAATTTTACTGGCACAATTACAGCAAATAATCCTGCTTCTAGTATTAGGGTTATTGGGCTTAATATAAATACGTTTATACATGCAGGTGCCGGAAATGCTTATCTTTATAATTCAAGTACAACATCATTATCAAAAACTGGTAGTGGATATTTACAAGTTAGTTCATCCGATAGCCAAGGTTCAACTTTTGCTGGCACAGTATCAATTACTGGTTCTGGTTCAGTATTATTTAATGAAAGAAGCACAATCGGAAGTGTAACTATTAATAATGCATTGGCTCAAGTTACCTTTGCAAATAATACAAATTCATTACCAATTAATATACTTGCGGGGTTAATGGGAATTAATGATACACCTGTATATACATTATCTAGAGTAACATCAGCGGTTACTATAGCATCTGGTGCTTTTTGTTATATTTCTAAGTCGACAATGATATTACCAACTGCCTCGATTGGAAATGCTACAATAAGCATTGCAACGCCTGCTGTTATTACAATTGCTAATCACAATTTAAGTAATGGACAAAAGATATATTTTACAACTACAGGTGCATTGCCAACTGGGATAACTGCTACCACTACATATTGGGTAACAATAATTAATACTAGTACATTTAACATATCAACTACTTATGCTAATTACATTACAAATATTTTTGTAGCAACTAGTGGCACTCAATCAGGTACGCACGTGGTAAGTTTGACTGTTGATAATTTGGCTAAAATAACAGCCAATACAGGTTCTTTTTATTCTCTTGATAATGTATTGTTTGATAAGACTAATAGTACACTGCTTGGTACTGTGTTGACAAGAACTGGTTATTCTGATAGCATAGAATTGACAACTGCATTACCAATCGCATCAGGCGGTACTGGGGTTAAGAATGTAAATGATTTAACTGCTATTTTAAATAACTTTGTAGGCGATAGTGGTTCTGGTGGTACGAAAGGTTTAGTCCCTGCACCTGCTTCAGGTGATGGGGTGGCTAATAAGTACCTCGATGCAAAAGGTGGGTGGAGTACACCTACTGGGGGGGGTAGTAGTGTTGTAAGTCAATATCTTTATGTTAAACCTGCTGTTGGGGTAAATACTTGGGATGCAAATCGTAGAATGCAATTCAGTCAGATATTAAATTTTTTAGGAAGTAATATTACACTTTCTAGTACCGGGATTTTAAGACTTGTTTCTGCTGGTACATACGAACTAACTGCGGTGTGGCAAGGAACTGCTGGAGGCGGTGGTGGTACTATTCGTTGGTATAATGAAACATCTGGTGCATTTGTAGGTCAAGAGTCAGCAATATGTCCTCCAGATAGTGGAAATACATATACGCCAAACAGTGTGCTATATCATACCATCACGATAACATCACCAACTAACTTTAGTATTCGGGAAACTGGTAACGGAAATATGCAACCTATGGCGGTTAATAGCTATGTTATTGCTAGACAATTAAATATTCCCACCCCTACAACCGCTAATGATGTACCAACTGGCACTATTATACAAAATATATCACCAAATATAGGTGGTTATTTATTATGTAATGGTAATAGTTACAATCGTAGTGAGTATTCTGCATTATTTAATTTATTAAATACAGAGAAAGGTATTTGTACTATTTCAATAAACACTCCTGCTGTTATCACCTTAACTAACCATGGGCTAACTACAGGACAAAAAATATACTTTACAACAACAGGTGCATTACCTACAGGGTTATCTGCTAATACCACATATTGGATAAATGTAACAGGAGCTAATACATTTAATTTAGCAACTAGTTATGCCAATTTAATTACTAGTACATATATAGCAACAAGCGGTACACAATCAGGTACACATACTATGTTTTTGACAATTGGAAATGTATCAAGTGCTACTACATTCAATGTGCCTGATTATCAAGGCAAAGTATTAGCAAATGCAAGTACAAGCCACGGTATAGGTAAATTTACAGGTGCTGAAACACATACATTGACTATTAATCAAATGCCAAGTCATAATCACTATGTACAAGGTTATGTATTTAACGATTATGACGCTAACGATGTGTTTAGCAATAGGCAGGGTTTAGATACAGGAGCTAATCAATATAACACAAATAATGTAGGTGGTGGGCAACCGCATAATAATATGCAACCGACTGAATTTGTATATTTTCATATAAAATTTTAGGAGATAATTATGACAACATTATATACAATTAATAATTTATCAGATGAAATTAATGCTGATTTATTAAATAATTCACAATATGCTTATTGCAAAGAATTGCAAGGAGATACTAATACAGTAAGAACTATTGAAGAACAAATTACATTTACTATTAATTTCTATAATAAATATAAATTAATTAATAATAATGCAACTATAGTAATATCATTCCCTGTTAATTGGGTAAATAATCTTGATAATATTTATCAATATTTAGAACAAGTTAAGCCAATTGTTAATAATTATTTAATAAGATTTGACGGATTACAAGATATTGAAATTATAAAAAAATTACAATTTATATTTAATAAT